AAAAGAATTTATTTGCATTTGGATCAGCAGGTACAGGTAAGACATTCATTGCATTGTATTTGGCATTGAAGGATGTGATGGATGAGGAGAAACCATATGAGAAAGTTTATATTGTCAGGTCTCTTGTATCTACACGTGAGATAGGGTTCTTGCCTGGTACTCATGAGGATAAGTCAGAACTTTATCAGGTTCCTTATAAGAATATGGTAAGGAACATGTTCCAGATGCCAGATCAAATGAGTTTTGAGATGCTATATGATAATCTTAAGAGTCAAGAAACTATCTCTTTCTGGTCAACTTCATTCCTTCGTGGTACTACTCTTGACGATGCTATTGTTATCGTTGATGAATGTCAGAATCTTAACTTCCACGAACTTGATTCAATCATAACTCGTGTTGGTCAAGACAGTAAGATAGTATTCTGTGGTGATGTTAATCAGTCTGATTTAATAAGGACTAATGAGCGTAATGGCATTCTAGATTTCCAACGTATCCTTGAGAACATGGAAGAGTTTTCTGAAATAGAATTTGGTGTAAGTGACATTGTTCGTTCTGGACTTGTTAAATCATACATCATTGCTAAAATGGCGGTAGGATTATGAAGTTTGAACATAATCCTAGGTGCTTTCCTCTTGATAGCACAGCAAAGATGGTTGATGGTAAGAGAGTTTATGCTACACCTAATGGTGAGTTTTATCCTTCAATTACTACAGTCATTGGTAACAATGCCAAGAAGCAAGCAGGCCTTGCTAAGTGGCGAGCACGTGTAGGTAAGGAGAAAGCAGCAGCTATCTCCTCAAGGTCTGCTGCACGTGGTACTACCTTTCATAGTATTACTGAGGACTATCTTAACAATGAGTTAAAGATAGAGGAGTATAAGAAGACTCCATTACCTGTTATAATGTTTGAGCAGACCAAGAAAACCTTTGATAGTATTGGTAATATATACTTACAGGAAGCATTTCTTTATTCAAAACATTTAGAAGTTGCTGGTCGTGTTGATTTGGTTGCCGAATTTGACGGTGAATTATCTGTCATAGACTTTAAAACTTCTGCTGAACCTAAAAGAGAAGCATACTTATACGATTACTTTGTTCAAGAGACAGCATACGCATGTTGTTTTCAAGAACTGTACAGTTTAACTGTCAAACAACTTGTGACTATTGTTGCTTGTGAGAATGGTGAAACTCAGGTCGTAATTAAACCACCTAAGAAGGAGTACCTTCTGAAACTCATACAGTACATAGACGAGTACCAGAACAGATATGGAAAAAAGGAACTTACTTGAAGATAAATTTATGACTAGTGCAAAATTCTCCCAAGAGGTAGAGAAGATTGCTGTGACTAATGTGGATATGAACTACATAGATGCAGTGCTTCACCTCTGTGAAAAAAATGAAATTGAAGTGGAATCCGTATCAAAATTGATATCAAAACCACTGAAAGAGAAGCTTAAATATGAAGCGCAGAGATTAAATTACATGAAAAAAACAAGTCGTGCAAAGTTAATGCTGGTATGAGTAGTAAATTTTTTCAATCAGAACTGGTACGAGGTGACATCCAAGAGATGGCTGCTCTTCAAGAGTTTTGTTTCAGATCAGCAACTAATCTTGCTCTCCTTGATAAGGAAAGGAAGTTACAATATTTTGAGGCCTTAAGGAGACTCCTTGACAAGCAGAAAATTTTTCATGCTCGTCTTATGTTGAGTGATGATCCTGAGGCAAGACAAGTTGCTGCTAACATGAAGCAAGCAGTTGTAATGCTAGGTGGGAACCCAAATTTGAACGTGCAGGACATGTTTGACGATTTGTTACGGAAGATAGATAATTTTGAGGAAATGGTTGACAAACAGCCCTAGGTTGTGCTATAAATAGTATATCGGGTTCGCTACCTGATACGGGAGTGACTGAATAAACTTGCTGGCATAAGGCTAGTTAAGGTGATGAGACAGAGGTGGTGCTCGCTGACTGAAATGTCAGAATCATCCTACCAGATGGGTCTCATACGGTGCGGTAAAATCTACTAATGTAGCAATGCCCCTCACCTGTTGGTATACATTAATCCAACCTCCCACCCCAAATCCAATTAAATCTAAACTAATATGTCATTCGCAGACTTAAAGAAAAAATCAGGCAACAATTTACAATTTTTACAGAAAGAATTAGAGAAAACAGTAAGTGGTAAGCAAGTAGACGAACGCTTCTGGAAACCAGAAGTTGATGCAAGCGGCAACGGTTATGCCGTCATTCGTTTCTTACCAGCACCAGAAGGAGAGACAGTACCTTGGGCAAAGGTATACAGTCATGCATTCCAAGGACCAGGTGGTTGGTACATTGAGAACAGTCTTACAACACTGGGTGATAAAGATCCAGTAGGTGAGGTAAATCGTAGACTGTGGAACGATGGATCAGAAGAAGGTAAGGACGTTGCACGTAGACAGAAGCGTAAGCTTTCATACTACAGTAACATCCAAGTCATTAAGGATCCTAAGCATCCTGAGACTGAGGGTAAGACATTCTTGTACAAGTATGGCAAGAAGATTCACGATAAAATCCTTGCAGCAATGCAGCCTGAGTTCCAAGATGAGACACCAGTAAATGTGTTTGATCTTTGGGAAGGTGCTAACTTTAAGTTAAAGATTAAAAAGGTTGCAGGTTTCTGGAATTATGATAGCAGTGAGTTTGATTCTGTTAGTGCTCTTAGTTCAGATGATACTGAACTTGAAACAACGTGGAAGTCGGAACACTCGCTAGAAGCGTTCACAGCACGTGATCAGTTCAAATCATATGAAGACCTACAGAAGAGGTTGAACCTTGTTCTAGGGTCTGCTCCACGTGCTACAGTACCATCTGTAGACAGTGAAGAGTATGAACCAGTTGCACCAGCACCAGAACAGTCATCATTTCGTCAGCAGATGAGTGCTCCTGTTAAGAAGGAAGCAGTCGTTGAAGATGACGATGCACTATCATACTTTGCATCATTAGCATCCGATGACTAATACAGTTGACCTCTGGGTCAACTATAAAAAAGTTCTTGATGATGTTTTCCCTGAGTTTGAATTTGATTCACGATGGTGTGAATGGAAAGGTAAAGGTGATCTGACATTAACAGCAGACATCTTTACAGCTCCTCATTTTATAAAGTCAAGACGAGTAGATATCTACAATGAAAAATCAGATATCTATAACAATGTAATCTATCCTAAGACAGGGAGTAATCTTCCCTGTTTCGGGATGGATCTCATGGGGTTCTTTGAACAGAAAGTCATCATAGTATTTGACTTTCAACATCCAGTAGAAAAATTTGTATTCTCTGTGGATGGTTTACCTAAGGCTGAAAGAGACTATCGTTTCTTTGAGATGGGCAACCATTTTTCAGAGAATATTTTTGTTAGGTACTGTACCTTTGATGAAGTGGATAACTATCTACCAGAATTTAGACAGTACCTTGAGACCTATCGTAAGATGATAGATGAAGCACAACCTACTGGAGAAGACCTTAGTTTCTACCAAGACTTTGATATATACATGAAGAAATTGGATCCTATCTTAGGATACATGACTGGTAATTTCGGTAAGGATAAAGCTGACCGAATGATGGATGAGTTCTTCTTCTCTTACGCTGATGAAAACAACAGGTGAGGTCATGGGACACCCCCTTTGGATGATGCCAGTCATGATATTAGGATTGGTTGCAATGATTGAAGGTATGCACACTGCTGCTCACATTAGAATGAAAATAGATGCTGATGCATACTGTAGAAATAATGCTGAGTGGGTAGAGATGAATCAAAATGATGATGATTATTAGAGATTAATATTATGAATCGTAAAGAAAGACGTGCAGGTAAGAAGAGTAAAAGGCCTTCTAATACTCTTAAGCAGGTTGGTATTGGTTTAGGTGTTGTGTTAGGTGTATCTCACATTGGTATGATTGGTATGATTGCTGATCGTTCAAGTAAAATGCCTACATTAAATTTACCTGTAAGTGAGTACACATCCTACAAGGCAAAGGTTTCATTGGATGGATATGAAATAGAATACAAAGCAAATGATCCCAAGACTGTAAACAGAATTAGAGAGGTCAAGAAGAAGGGTGGCTTTCTGGGATTGGGTAACAACAGGGAAAGCATCATTGAGCAAGTACCTGTTGACCAGTCACTCCGTAGTCAAAGAGATGAGTGGAATGGAGTTACAGGAGACGACTCAAAAAAGTCTGTCGCTTGCATCAAGGCGGTCGGTGGAGGAGAGCAGTCGGGAAGGCTTGTCGGAGCTAGCGTTGGTGCTGCTGTTGCTCCTAGTCTCGCCGCTATTCCTTTTGTTGGTTGGGTACTTGCTGGTGCTGCTACGATGATGGGCATGGAAGCAGGATCAGAAATTGGTGGCACTATGGCAGAAGACATCAGCAAAAACTGCTAATCAAATCCTTAAAACCCCGAAAATTTTTTCGGGGTATTTTTGTGCCTGGAAGTCGCCTACCCTACCCACTTAGGTATGTAAACAAAGAACAGAACACAACCCCAGAATGTGACAAGGGCAACGATGTCAGTAAGTCTTTGGTTACCTGCTAGTATGAGTCCTAGAATAACTCCACCAAGCCAGACCCAATCCATTGTTGAATGAAACTTCTTCCATCCATCACCAAATTCTTTGATGAGTTCTTCTCTTAATTGTGCAAAGAATTTAGATTGGTGTCGCATGATAACGAACCCTTCATTAAATACCATCACAAAAAATCCAATCCAAAATATCATATGCCAGTCTTCTTAAGTCTTTGTGTAACGAAGTCAGATGATTCTGTATAGATGTTCTTCTTCTTAAATTCGTTTACGAATCTCTTGAGGTATGTGCTTCGTAATAGATAAATTTCTCTCTTCTTTTCATTCTCTTCTATTTCATACTCAAAGTTTGTTATGGCCTTTGATACTGTATTGCCATTAACATTTACTGGTTGAGTTCCATTGAAGTATGTGAATTGGGAATCATAAAACTTTTTATCTACTGTAAGACCACCTTCTAATGCTAGGACATCTAATTCATCTACAGTTTGTCCAGATTTCTTCTCTATTGTTTCATAGTGATGGATGCCACTATAAGCTTCTGTTTCTCCATACCTTTCTTCTGCAATCTTACGGACAGTCTCTGAGTTTGAAGGGAATGCAAATTGTGGATTGATGTAGTTATTTGTTAGGATTATAACCCAGTCGTAGAAGGGACTGCCATAGTAACTATTTGCAACCGTTTCTATTCCTATACCGTCTTGTACTGCGTACTTTTTATAGAAGGTAGCATAACCAAAGACATCATCACTTATTTTATACCTACGAAAGAAATTTTTCGCAACAACAAAATCAGATTCCGAGAACGGATAACTGATTGGTTTGGTATCATATTCTATGTTAGGTATGAGTGAAAAATACATTAGAATCCTTTGCCTACATCGTCTCTAAAGATAAGTTTAGTCTCTTGGAAACTCAGTCTAATTTCTGTAGCAACTGGAGAACCATCACTGTATGTAGCATAGGTATTATCAGGAGTGAAGTTTACAACGACATTACTTAGAGCACATGGTTTGTATTGTGTTAACCATTCATGAGGAGCATTACCTTTCATGAAGGTGAATTTACATAGACTTGGTACTCTAATAAAGTTTTCACCACTAATAGTGCTGTCCTTTCCTCTTGCTGTTGCACCAGAACCGTCACCGTTTGTTTCATAACTTACTTTATCATTAAATGTAAAATCATCTCCTACACCTTCTCCTCCTGCTGCACCCCATGATGGTAGTGCTGCTTTTCTGAAGGTGTTGCATATTGTACGTATGGTTGCTGCTTCATTAGCATTCTTTGGAACCATTTTAAATGTCATTCCAATCTCTCTAAGTTCAGGAGCATCATATAATAGTTCTGCGTTAGGGTTTAATACAGTTCCCTTTGTTGATCCACTGATATCATTAATGTCAAGGTTACCACCAACACCTGGAACTAGGTTTAATACAGTAGTTGTTAGTGATTCTTGGATTGCTTTTATATTACCACTAAAGTCTCCTGCTTTTTGAAGTGCAAAAGCATTGTTACCACCTGCTACTGCTGCAATTGCTGCTCTTCCTACACCACTAAATGATTTACCTTGCCATCCTCCTGCTACTGTATTGCTTAGGTCTTGTGGTATAGGTAACATTATACCTGGAAGGCTTGGATCAATTTCCATTTGTGCTATAGAAGAATCATAACCTTGCCTTTTAGTGCTTCTTTTTCGTCCAGTATTAGGATCATCCTCTCTAAAATTTAATCCTTTTGCTGCGTCTTTTCCAAAAGGAGGCATGTATTTTCCAAATTGAAAGAATACATAGTCAGTTTCTGCTTGGATTTGATCTACAGGCCATCTTTGAGTACTAGAACCAGGAGATTGACCATCTAGAGGACCAGATGATAAGTTGATTTCCAACCTACCAAATTCATTGGACATGAATCCATCACCAGTAGGCTTTGCTGTTTTGTCAAGTTGGAATTGATTCAGTTCTCGTTTTAGATCATTAGTTATTACAACACCTTCAGTATTAGTACCAGGCTTTGCCATTAATATTCTACTAATCTGTCCACTAGTTAGAGTTTCAAATACTGCTCTATTAGAATCTGATATAGGTGTCGTTGCCATATTATTTTTCTACCATTGTGCGACTTTTTTTAGTACCATAACCTTTAACGACTCTTCTTGCTTTGATTTTATCATAGAAGTTTTCGTTTGTTTCATCCCAGACAACTTCTTTTGGATATGATTGTTGCCCAGGCCTTCCTCTGGTATTTTTAACAAAGGTTTCAATTGGTAACAACATTGCTGTTGCCCATTCAGGTGCTGCTAGGTCAAGTAAAAACCCATCAACATGACTAGTTATATATTTATGAAAGCAATTGCGAGGAGCATCAATTCTTCCATCCATTAATCTCTTCATCACCCATGCTCTTCTCTTTGGTGACATGTAGTGTAAGTTAAGGCCCCAGAACTCATTTCTGGTTGCTTTTATCACATAAACAAGCGGAAATTCATCGTAATATGGTAGTCTTTGAGCAAGCTTTGCTTTGTATTCAAAGATATACATGTGACCAGACACTGCGTAACGTCTGATTTCATTTGCATCTTCTTGTTCTTCTGCACCCATACGATCTTGTATCTCATCTCGTATAAGCCTTTCTGGATTGTCATCAACCCTTAGTGCTAACTTTCTTACAGTATTCCTATACCATAAGTAAGATTTCTTTTCACCACCTGTTGCGGCAGTTACTTTTTCAAATATAGTTTCATAACCAGAGTCCTCTTTTACTACTGGGACTTGTATGTCTTTAAATCCTGCTGCCATTGCTTCATACCGCTAGGTGATCCTCTGTGAGTATTAAAAATTTCATTTGCCTATCGTCACAGTAGTTCTCAGCAGCATCCCATTTAGAACGGTTTAC